TACTGAATTCTGGTACACTATATCACAAATAGCAACATAGTATGTTTGGACAAAGCTTGTTATCAGGCGCTTTTGGTAGCGCAGCGTGTACAACAGACACAGATCAGTTATTTACAACAGATGCAACAACTACATCTACAGCTACTTATCAATTTAATAATAATCTTAATTCTATAGGTGGTAGTAACAATGGATCTGTATCTAGTGGATCAGCAAGTTACACTACTGGTGTATTTGGTCAAGCCGCTGATTTTGGAAGCTGGAATGTTTCTGTTCCAAATTTAGCTGCTACTCTTCAAAACACTGCTTTAAGTTTTTCTTTTTGGGCAACTGCTGGTAATTCAACATCTTATTATTTGATGTCAGCAGGAAGTTCAGGTGGTACAAGAAAAGGTTTTCTTATAGGTACTGTAAATGGAACTATAAATATTAGATTTAATAATTTTGGAACTACTTATTTTAATATTAATGCTTCAATGCCATCTGGTTTTAATCATTACGTTTGTACCTTTGACAATACTACTAACACAAATGGTGCTAAAATATATGTAAATGGAGTTTTAACAACACAAGGAACTTCTACAGGACTAAATAATTTTACTTTTTCTACTTCAACTTTTTTTATAGGAAGTGAACCAACCGATTCTGGTCAAGGGCCTAGTTATACTTCATCTAATTTAGATCAATTAAGAATATTTACTTCTGCAGTAAGTCAAGCTCAAGTAACAGCTTTATATAACGAAACAGTTGCAACATCAAGTTCAGCTAGTATTAATTATCAACTTGCTAATCCTAATAGCATTGCATACTACAAAATGTCAGATGCTACAGATCAACTTGGTAATTACAATGGTACAGCTTATAAGGTAAACTTTAATACTGTAGGTAAATTTGGATTTGCTGGAAAATTTAATGGTAGTGATAGTCGTATTGCTTTAGGAAGTGCTTCTTCTCTTGTTGGGGCGAATTTTTCTTTTTCAGCGTGGATTAGAAAAACACAAAACAACGACGGTTTTATAGTAGGCACAAATATTAATCCTTATTATTCAAAAGTAGCTTTAGAAAGTAAAGCTGATGGTAGAATTAGATGTTTATATGGAAACTATACGAGTAATGAAGGCAATTTCTTTTCAACTTTTAATTCATTAAACAATGGACAATGGCACCACATTGTATATTTTATAAGTCAAACTACTGCAAAATTATATGTTAATGGTTCGCTTGATACAACTCATACCTTAACAGTTACACCAAATACCGGTGTAAGTTTAACTCTAGGGACACTTTATCAAGATAATAGTAATAGCTACAGTACATCTGTTTTGGATGGAGAAATTGACCAAGTACGTATATACAACTCAGAGTTATCAGCAGCTAATGTAACTACGCTTTACGAAGAAATTGAATGTCCAGGTGTAACTGTTAATACTTACTTAGTTGTAGGTGGAGGTGGTGGTAGTGGTAGTTACGGAGGTGGTGGTGCTGGTGGTTATTTAAGTAATTTTAATAGAACAAGCATAAACTTTGCAACAGGCGTTCAATATACTATAACCGTAGGACTAGGAGGCGTGACTTCTTCAGCAGGAACTACTGCAGGAACAAACGGTGTTGCTTCTGAATTATCTGGCGCAGGCATAACAACTATTACAGCTTCTGGAGGTGGTTATGGTGGAAATATAGTTTCTAATATAAATGCAAATTCTGGAGCATCTGGAGGTGGTGGAGCATCAGATGGTGCAGGTGCTGGAGGAGCAGGTAACACACCTTCTACAACACCTTTTCAAGGTAACGCAGGTGGAATTGGTTTCTCAAGTCATCCTAACTACTCTGGTGGTGGTGGTGGTGGTAGTGCTTTTGTGGGAAATGGAGGATCTGGTTCTACTGGAGGAAACGGAGGAAATGGATTGTCTAATTCTATAACTGGATCAGCTGTTGCGTATGCTGGTGGTGGTGGTGGAACTGGTTATGCTTATCCCAGTCCTGGCACCCCTGGAATAGGTGGTTCTGGCGGTGGTGCTACTGCTAACGCTTATGGTTCTACAGGTACAGTTTCAAACGCAACCCCTAACACTGGTGGTGGTGGTGGTGCAAATGGTGCTACTTATAGTAATGGTGGTGGTGGTAGTGGTATTGTTATATTAAGATATTCATCAACAAAATCTCTATCTTTAACTGCAGGCAGTTTATCTACAGGAGTATTAAATGCATCTGCAGGTAGTGATAAATATACAACATTTACAGGTGGTACAGGAACAATAACATTTAGTTAAATCAAATGAGTGAAAAAAAGAAATCTTTTAAAGATACAGGTGTCGGACGGTTTTTAATCGAAAAGGCACCGAGTATTCTAGGGATGGTCGGTGATGCAATATTGCCAGGGAACGTAATATCAGAACTAATTAGCGGTAACTCAAGTTTATCTGAAAACGATAAACAAGTTGCGCTAGAGAAATTAAGAATAGAAAGAGCCGAAATAGATGGCACAACCAAAAGATGGGTAGCAGATGCTCGAAGCGGAAATTGGCTTGCATCCAATGTTCGTCCATTGGTTCTTGTATTTTTAACAATATCATATGTTATAGGGTGGTACGCCGGCTATTCACTGGAATCAGTGACTTCACTTTTAACTATAGTCATAGGAGGCTATTTTGGATCTCGTGGCGTCGAGAAAGTATTTGGAAACAATAAACATAAAGAATAATGGAAGATTTGAAGATCTTTGGAGTAAACATAGGAGCGGTGTTATTTTCAATTATACCAGAGATAAACACAGTATTACAGACAGTAGTTTTGTTGCTATCAATAGGATACACTATACTGATGATAATGAAAAAATTAAAAGAATAATACGATGAAATATTTTAATGAATCTGAATTTAGTGAGTTTGATAAGATGGACAAAGCGTTGCTTTTAATGCTAGATAATCTTAGAGAGGTATATGGATACCCAATTAAGCTAACATCAACATACAGATCGCCTGAGCATCCAATAGAAGCACGTAAGACAAAACCTGGGGAACACGCCTATGGTGCTGCTGTTGATATTATATGTGTAGGCGGTGAAGCTACTTTTAAACTAGTAGAAGCTGCTATTAAAGTAGGATTTACTAGAATAGGTATAAGTAGAAAAAAGAATTTTGTTCACGTAGGCATTGGCTATGAAGGCGCACCACCTATTACAATATGGACATACTAAATTAAATTAAATGGCAAAGTTAATAAGAAAAATAAGTATTGGTTCTGATTATAAAAACGAAGCAATGCATTACGCAGTAGGTCAAGAAGTATATGGTGGACATAAAATTTCTGACATACTAGAAGATGAAGGAGCATATAAAATATTTATAACTAAAAACAAAGAAATATTGCCTTGGAAGCATTTTAATTCTAACATGGCAGTATCTGTTGAATATAATTTAGATTATTAATGCAAGCACTATTTGACTATATCATATCTACTGAAAACCGCTATAATAATGCGGTTAAAATCGACGAAAAAGAATTAATTGTTAATACTGAAATTACAGAACGTGACCATATTTTTGTTAACCGTATCGGTACTGTTGTTAGTTGCCCTGTTTCGGGACAATCATTAATAAAAGAAGGTGATGAAGTTATACTGCATCATAATGTTTTTAGAAGATGGTTTGATTCCCATGGAGAAGAAAGAAATTCAGCTAGTTATATAGCTGAAAATGAATACTTAGTAGCTAGCGATCAAATATATGCTTATAAAAGAGATGGCGATTGGGAATGTTTACCAGAATACTGCTTCGTTAAGCCTTTATATAAAGAAGATGAATGGGCTCTTAGAACTGATGAAAATTTATCAGGGGAGTTAGTATATATAAATAAAGAATTAAGCGATCTAGGACTGTCTAAAGGTTCTATAGCGGGCTTCACACCTAATTCAGAATATGAATTTAATATAGACGGCCAAAAACTTTATAGAATTTTATCAAATCAAATATCAATTAACTATGGATCGAAGGCAAAGAGTAGTTAAAGCAGCTGAAGTTGCTTTAGTAGAATTAGAAAAAGTTATAAGACAAAATATTGATTTAGTTGAACTAGATCCAGAAAAAGCCAAAACAGCAGCTCAAGCAAAATGGGTTGCTATAGAAGACTCTTTAAGAATTATAGAAAAAATAGAAGAGCTGTCAGATAAAAAAGAAACAAATAAAGAAGTTAAAACTTTTTTAGGTGTTGAAAACCGTATTAAATAATGTACAAACAAACATTATATACAATAGAAACAAAACATCTTCTTGATAAGAAAGTTAAGCATACTAATAAACATAAAAACTTTAATTATGGATATAATGAAGATTTAGATTGTGTTATTATAAGTAAAGACGGAACGCTAGGAGATATATATAATATACAAGGTCTTAAGGTAGGATTACCTAAAACTCCAGATAAAGTAAATGGAGAGGATCTTGATAAAGCTAAACAGGTATTTAAGGTACCTAATAAGCCAGAATCTTTAAATAATTTAAAAACCATATATGATTTTCAAAACTGTCAAGAAAATATTAAAGAAAAGTACTATGGTTATATTGATAGCGAATTCAATTATCGTGATGCTGGCTATTGGTTCATGTGCAACGGTTCCGCGAACTACATTACAGGATCGCACTATGTATATCTCACTTGGACAAAGATCGACGTTGGATCACCTGATTTTAGGCAGGCAAACAGAATTTTTTACTACTTTTGGGAGGCGTGCAAGGCTGATAAAAGATCTTACGGAATGTGCTACCTCAAGAATAGACGGTCTGGGTTTAGCTTCATGGCGTCATCAGAGACAGTCAATTTGGCAACCACTTCCAAGGACTCTAGATTTGGCGTTTTATCTAAAACTGGAGCGGATGCAAAGAAGATGTTTACAGACAAGATTGTACCCATTTCAATCAACTACCCGTTTTTCTTCAAACCAATACAGGACGGAATGGAACGTCCCAAAACAGAATTATCCTATAAAATTCCTTCCAAAAGACTTACCAGAAATTCCTTACAAGAAACCAGTAAAGAAGAGAAGAAGCTGGGAACCGGACTGGATACAACAATCGACTGGAAGAACACGGGGGACAACTCGTACGATGGGGAGAAACTACAACTCCTCGTCCACGACGAATCGGGTAAATGGGAGAGGCCCGACAACATCCTCAACAACTGGAGGATCACGAAAACGTGTTTACGATTAGGTGCAAAAATTGTAGGTAAATGTATGATGGGATCAACATCTAATGCGCTAGCAAAAGGTGGTGATAATTTTAAAAAATTATTTTATAATTCAGATGTTACAGATAGAAATCGCAATGGCCAGACTACAAGTGGATTATATTCTTTGTTCATACCTATGGAATGGGGCTACGAAGGATTCATTGATAAGTATGGATACCCTGTCTTCGATACACCACAAGAAGCGGTTGAAGGAATTGATGGGGAAAAAATATCCAATGGAGTCATCGAGCATTGGGAAAATGAAGTCGATGGTTTAAAAAAAGATAGTGACGCTTTAAATGAGTATTATAGACAATTTCCAAGATCAGAAAAACATGCTTTTAGAGATGAAACAGTTAATTCTTTATTTAATCTAACTAAGATATACGAACAGATTGATTTTAATGAAGAGATGACTATGGCTGGTCATGTTGTTCAAGGTGCTTTTTCATGGAGAAATGGAATAAAAGATACTGAAGTAATTTGGACACCAACTAAAAATGGAAGATTTATAGTATCATGGATACCGCCTAAAAATGTACAAAACAATACATTAACTAAACAAGGCGTAAAATATGCTGGCAACAACGGCTTAGGTGCTTTTGGTTGCGATTCATATGATATATCAGGAACAGTAGGCGGAAGAGGTTCTAATGGAGCTCTTCATGGTTTAACTACATTTTCAATGGTAAGTGATATACCCAATAGTAAGTTTTTTTTAGAGTATGTTGCTAGACCTCAGACAGCTGAAATATTTTTTGAAGATGTTTTAATGGCTTGTGTTTTTTACGGTATGCCAATACTCGCTGAAAACAATAAACCAAGATTATTGTATCATTTTAAAAGAAGAGGTTATAGAGGTTATTCTATGAATAGACCGGACAAGTTAATAGGTAATTTATCAAAAACAGAATTAGAACTAGGTGGTATACCTAATTCTTCTGAAGATATTAAACAAGCACATGCTGCTGCTATTGAATCATATATAGAAGAATACGTTGGTAGAAAAGAAGAAAACCATGGAGATATGTTCTTTCAAAGAACGTTAGAAGATTGGGCTAGATTCGATATATCAAAAAGAACGGCATTTGATGCGTCCATAAGTAGTGGACTTGCTATAATGGCTTGTCGCAAACATTTATACCGGCCAAGAGCTGAAAGAGTAGTTAAAAAACTTGATTTTGCATTTTCTAAATATAGAAATGACGGATCAAGAAGTGAGATAATAAAATAAATATGGCAAAAATAAAAGCGAAAAATTACACATTCCCTAGTCAAACGGTATCAGACTCTGTTAAAAAGACTCAAGAGTATGGTTTATCGGTAGGTAGAGCTATTGAACAAGAATGGTTCAATAAAGATAATAATGGGGTTGGTAGGTTTTATAATTCTAGAGAAGAATGCCATAGATTAAGATTATACGCACGAGGCGAGCAATCTATAAGAAAATATAAAGATGAGTTTTCTGTAAATGGAGATTTATCTTATTTAAATTTAGATTGGAAACCAGTACCTATAGTACCTAAGTTTGTAGACATTGTTGTTAACGGTATGCAAGACAGAAGCTTTTCTATAAAAGCAGTTGGTCAAGATGCTTTATCTACTGGTAAAAGAACTAAATTTGTAAATGACGTTCAGCAAGATTTAAATACCGCAGATTTATTACTTAAGATAGAAACACAATTAGGAGTTTCTGCTAGAAACTTTGCTGTAAATGAATTACCTGCTAATACAGAAGAACTTGAACTGTACATGCAGATTAATTATAAGCAAGGTATAGAAATAGCAGAAGAGCAGGCTATAGAAAATATTTTTAAATCAAATAATTATGATCAAACTAAAAGAAGAATTGATTATGATATAGCAACCATAGGAATTGGTTGTGCTAAACATGGTTTTAATAATACTGATGGAGTTGTTGTTGAATATGTTGATCCAGCTAATTTAGTATGGTCATACACTGATGATCCTAATTTTGAAGACTGTTATTACTTTGGTGAAGTAAAAAACATAAAAGTAAATGAACTTAAAAAAGAATTTCCTGATTTACCTAATTCTGAAATAGAACAATTAGTTAAAGAAGGTTCTAATTGGAATACTTATAATACATATAGTCCTCAAGATAATCAAGTTAACGATTCTTTATCTCAAAACAATACATTAACTGTTTTGTATTTTAATTGGAAAACTTGGGAGCATGATGTTTATAAAATAAAAGAAGTAGCTACAGGAGGTAAAAAAGCAATTGAAAAAGACGATTCTTTTGATCCACCAGAAGATTCTGTTAGATTTGAAAAAGTAAAACAAACAAGAGAAGTTATATATGAAGGTGTTTTAGTTTTAGGAACACAACAGTTATTAAAATGGAAAAAGGCAACTAATATGGTTAGACCTAACGCTAATATTAATAAAGTTATGATGAATTATATAGCTAGTGCACCTAGGATGTACAAGGGCAATATAGACTCACTAGTAGCTAAAATGACTCCTTATGCTGATTTAGTACAATTAACTCATTTAAAACTTCAACAAGCAATACAAAGAATGACACCTTCAGGTGTTTATTTAGATGCAGATGGCTTAGCTGAAATAGATTTAGGTAATGGTAATAATTATAATCCTCAAGAAGCATTAAACATGTACTTTCAAACAGGTTCTATCATAGGTAGATCTTTAAATGTTGAAGGTGACTCTAATCCTGGAAAAGTTCCAATACAAGAATTGCCAGGAAGCAGTGGAGGACAAGTGCAAGTTTTAGTAGGTGCTTATAATCAGTACATACAAATGATGAGAGATGTAACTGGTTTAAATGAAGCTAGAGATGGTTCTGATCCAGATCCAAATTCATTAGTAGGAGTTCAAAAACTAGCGGCGGCAAATAGTAATGTTGCAACTAGACATATATTATATAGCAGTATGTTTATAACTACATCATTAGCAGAGGCTATATCTCTTAGGTTTAAAGATGTTTTAGAATTTCATCCCACAAAAGAAAGTTTAATAAATTCAATAGGACAATTTTCCGTAGGATCTTTAGAAGAAGTTAAAAACTTAAATCTACATGATTTTGGTATATTTATTGAGCTAGAACCTGATGAAGATGAAAAAGCATTGTTAGAAGCTAATATACAAATGGCTTTATCTAAAGGTGATATATTCTTGGAAGATGCTATTGATATAAGAGAGGTTAATAATTTAAAATTAGCAAATCAATTATTAAAATTCAGAAGAGCCGCTAAACAAAAAGCAGATCAAGCTCAAGCTGCCGCCGCAAGTGCAGCTCAAGCTAAAGCACAAGGCGAAGCTCAAATTGCAGTTGAATCAGCTAAAGCAGATGCTGAACAAATAAAAACATCATCTAAGATTCAATATAGAAAAGCTGATGTAGAATTTGAAATTAAAAAAATGGAACTAGAGACAAGATCCAAAAAAGAATTAATGCAATATGAGTTTAATTTAAATGTTCAATTAAAAGAATTAGAATTAAAATCACGAATGGAATTGGCTGAAAAAGCTAATCATACATCTTTAACAAAAGAAGCTATGAAAGATGGAGACTGGAAACAACTTGCTGGAGGTAGAATAAGTGGAGCTCCTAATACTGATAATCCTAATAAAGATTTTGAATCAGCAGGTAATGATACCTTAGGTGGCTTTGACATGGGAAGATTTGAAGCATCTTAAAATTTAAAAACTATTATATTTTATAAAATTATGGAAAACAAAACAGAAGAAAAAGTTGATGTTAAAGTTGTAGACGGCGGAGACGACGTTATTATAACTCCTCAAGAAAAAGAAGTAGCAGTACTTGAAAAGGCTATTGAATCAGGCGAAGTAGATAAAGAATATGGACTTCAAGACGATGGCGTTTATAAAGTAAACGTAGATAAAGAACCTCAAAAACAACAAGAAAATGCCATTCAAGAGCGAGAAACAGAGAAGGTTTCTGTGGGCAAACGAACCGGAGATAGCCAAGAAGTGGACGGCGAAGTACGGGTCGAATCCAATAGCCAAGAAACTACCGAAGAAAACAAAGAAGTAAACGAAACAATACAAGACTCTCCTTTAGAACTAATAATAGAAGAAGAAAAAGAGATACAACCAAAAGAAATAGAAGAAAAACCTATTACTTTAACAAAAGAAGAAATAATACAAGATACTAGTATAGACTTACCAGAAGGTGTTGATAAACTACTTAAGTTTATGGAAGACACTGGAGGTACTGTTGAAGACTATAGTAAGCTAAATAGAGATATAGATAAAATAGATAATCTAAGTTTAGTTAGAGAATATTATGAATTTACAAAACCGCATTTAGATAAAGAAGATATCGATTTTTTAATGGATAAAAACTTTTCTTACGATGCCGAGATAGACGATACTTCTGACGTCAAAGCTAGACAACTAGCTTTTAAAGAAGAATTATTTAATGCAAAAAATACTTTTAAAAAAGTAAAAGACCAATATTATAATGATCTTAAGTTAAGAAAAAAAAATAATGTTGCTCCAGAGTATCAAGAGGCTTTTGAGTATTATAATAAAGAAAAGCAACAGGCTGAAGGACGAATAAAATTTAAAAATGATTTTGACAGTAAAACTGAAAAAGTATTTTCCGATAATTTCAAAGGTTTTGATTTTAATGTTGGAGAAAACAAATATAGGTTTAAAGTTGAAAATCCTAAAAAAACAAAAGAGTTCCAGTCAAATATTACAAATTTTTTAAACCAGTTTGAAAGTAAAGGAGGTGCACAGGACGTGGGAAAATACCATAAAGCACTTTTTGCTGCGCAAAATGCAGACAAAATAGCTAATCATTTTTATGAGCAAGGCCGTGCCGACGCTATAAAAGATTCAGCTAGAAAAGCTAAAAACATAAACATGGACCCTAGAAGCGATGGTTCTTCAGTTATGACCAAACAAGGTAATCAAATTAGAGTAGTATCAGGCGAATCTTCCGACAAGTTGCGAATAAAATGGAAACAATAACAATTTAAAATCAAAACAATATGGCTTTTACAGCAGGCATACCAGCCGCTTTACAACCAACCCAAACTAAAGCAATGTACGGTGGAAATTACATTAATTTCACTGATGCAAACTTTAGTCAATGGACACAACAATTCTTACCAGATGTATATGAAAAAGAAGTAGAACGTTACGGAAATCGTTCTATCGGATCTTTCTTACGTATGGTATCAGCAGAGATGCCTTCAACTTCCGATCAAATTATTTGGACTGAGCAAGGTAGATTACATACTCGTTATGCTAATGTAGCACCTCAAGGAGCTGCAGCAGTTATGCCAGCAGCAGGAGCAGCAGCAGCAGTTCCAGTAGCGGCAGCAGCCGGTGGAATACTTAATTTTAATGTTCCTACAGCTCAACCAGCTAGTACAGGTTTAACAGGTTCTCCAGCTAACACTCAAACTGTTAATTTTAGAATAGGACAAACCGTAATGGTGCAAGTTCAAACTACTGCTACTTCAGCAGTCGGTGGAACTGGAGCAGTTATTAAAGGTGTAGTAACTAACGTCGGCGTAGGCGGTGGTGCAGTAGGAGAAGGACAAATGTTTCAAATGCAAGCTTATGCTCCTCATCCAGTTATTGCAGCAACAGCTAGAGTTACAGCAATCGTTTATGGTTCTGAATTTGCTAAAGGTACAGGAAACTTTACTGAAAAGCTAGATCCAGGATATGCAACTTTTGCAAATGCTCCTATTATTTTAAAAGAAAACTATCAAATCAATGGTTCTGACACAGCTCAGATTGGTTGGATTGAAGTTACTTCTGAAAATGGTGCAGGCGGTTACTTATGGTACGTTAAATCAGAACATGAAAATAGACTTCGTTGGGAAGACTATCTTGAAATGTCTATGGTTGAAGGCGTGAAGAAAGTAGCAGGTGGTGCAAATATTGCATTAGGTACTTTTGGAGGTAGTTTAGCCACTCAAAAT